AGAACATGAAATTCCCCGTGGATCGCTCATGGACTCATGAGGGAGCGAAACTCCGCGTGGTCCTGGGTAGGAACGAGTCCGTTACTTTTGCTTGGCGAAAATAACGATGTCGTTACCACGTGGGCATTGGACCGAGCTTCCGCTGAACCGGGGTGGCAAATCAGCGGGTTTACAAAATCGTTTTGTTTTTATAATATGTAAACCGAAAGGAGGTCGCCATGTTCAGTGAACGTCTGAAGCTCGCCAGAAAGCGCGAAGGGTTGTCGCTTCGCGACCTGGCATCTCGTATCGACGGCGTCGTCTCCGCGCAGGCCATCGGCAAGTACGAGCGCGGCGAGATGATGCCGAGTTCGACCGTGTCCATTGCCCTGTCGAAGGCCCTCGGGGTCTCGATGAGCTACCTCCTGAGCCCGACCGACGTTTCCCTGGATGGCGTGGAGTTCCGAAAGCTCGCCTCGACCAAGGCACGTGAACGGGCCATTGTCGAAGGGGCCGTCCTCGATCACGTGGATCGCTATCTCCAGGTCGAGGAACTGCTCGATATTTCCAGCGCCCAATGGGAGGAGCCGGAAGGGGCTCCCTTCCCGGTCCATGCCATCGAAGACGCCGAGGATGCCGCAGAGTCTGTTCGCGCGGCCTGGAACCTCGGTGGCAATCCCATTCCCGACATGACCGAGCTTCTTGAAGAGCGGGGAATCAAGGTTCTCAAGCTGGACTTCCCATTGTCGGTTGACGGTGTGACCTGCAACGTGCGCCGCCCCGGCAAGGACGGCGTTCCCGTCGTGGTTTGCACTACCAACAAGTCGATCGAGCGCCAGCGGTTTACCCTTGCCCACGAACTCGGGCACATGCTCCTCGACGTCAGAGGGGATCTCGACGAGGAGAAGGCTTGCCACCGGTTCGCCAGCGCCTTTCTTGCGCCCAAGGAAGAACTGTTTGATGAGGTCGGGCGGCGGAGACATGCGTTCGGTTATGCCGAACTCATCGAGATCAAGCAGATGTTCGGCGTCAGCGCGGCCGCCCTGGTCGTTCGCCTTCGGGACCTTGGAATCATCAGCGAGGCGACGCTGCGTGGAGTCTTCTCGGGCATCGGGCGGGGATGGAGAAGGGCGGAGCCGGCCCCCCTGGACCGCGACGAGCCGACCCGCCGGTTCCGCCGCCTGTGTTTCCGGGCCCTGGCGGAGGAGGCGATTTCCGAGTCGAAAGCCGCCGAGTTGCTGGGCCTGCCGGTGAGCGAAATCGAGCGGATCATGTCCGGTCCGGCGGGGTGATGGATGGTGCGGATCCTCGTCAGCGACAGCTCGGTACTGATCGAATTTTCCAAGCGGGGCCTCCTGGAGGAGATGTTCCGTTTGCCTTTCGAATTCGTCGTGCCCGACCTGCTGTTCGAGGAGGAGCTGATCGATCTCGGGAAATACAGCCGCGATGACCTTGTTCGCTTCGGCCTCGGTGTCGAGGCGCTCGATCCGATCGGGGTTACGACCGCGCTGTCCTATCAGTCCCGCCGCCGTCGCCTGAGCTTGGTGGACTGCTTTGCCCTCGCGCTGGCGTCGGGCAGGAAATACGCGCTTCTGACCGGCGACAAGGCGATGCGAACATTTGCCGAAGCCGAGGACATCGAGGTTCACGGCGTGTTGTGGCTCGTGGACCACATGCTTGCCGAGGGCATCATGCCGGCGGCGGATATCCTGACGGCGCTCGAAGCGATGCGGGACGACCCGAGATGCCACGTGCCGGGACCGGAGTTGGCGCGACGTATTCGGCAAATGTCCGAGTGAGGTTCGAGCGCCACCAAGGGGTGTTCATGCCGGGCATATGGGAAGGTAAAAATGGTGGACGACGAAAATTCAAAAAACCCGGAGATCGCGATGACCGGCGGCGGAGCAAAAGCACATCACAAGATCCAGGCCGTGGAAGTGTCCGGCGGCTTTCTCGACGGCGCGAGGCTTGAGTTCGTGGATGGCCTGAACTGCATCATCGGCGGTCGCGGCACCGGCAAGACCACGGTCCTGGAATTCATCCGCTACATTCTGGGATTGATGCCCGATCCGGCCGAGGGGAAGCCGCGCGCGAAAGCCGTCGAGGGGATCGTCCGAGGCAACCTTGGCAGCGGCACCATCCGCTTGGACGTGGAAACCAAGCATGGAACCCGTTACCGCGCCGAGCGGCCATGGGATGACAGTGCCCAGATCCTCGACGCGGATGGAGACCCGGTTGCCGTATCCCTGGATCGGGACCTGGTCTTCAAGGCGGACATCTACAGCCAGAACGAGATCGAGGAGATTGCCACCAATCCGCGCTTCCAGCTTTCCCTGATCGACAAGTTCGAGGAGGAAGCAGTCCGCGAAGCCAGCGCGGAAATCCAAAAACTCAAGCGGGCCATCGAACAGAGCGCGGTCGACTTGAGGCTGCTCGACCGCAACATCCGCGAGATCGAAGACGTCGTTCCCGAGATCGACATCGTCGGCAAGCGCCTGAAGGAAATGCGGGTGGTCGAGGGGCCGGAAGCCGATCTGATCAATACCGCCCATACCCACAAGGCGTTGCGGACGCGGGAATCTGAGGCCGTTCGGGAGCTTCAGGCCGTGGTTGGCGAGGTCGCCGACGATTTCGAGCGGTTTGCCGCCCGGGTTGCCGAGGAATGCCAGAATGCCCTGGGCGAAGGATTCGCGGAGAGCCCGAACGCCGCCATCTTCGAGGAGGTCTCCACCCTTGTCTCGGAATTCGCCGGCGTCTTCCGCGATGCCGTGCCGAAAATCCAAGGTCGGTGCGACAAGGCGTCGAGGGGCTTGGCAGACCTGTCCGGTCGCCTGCAGGACGAGCACGCGCGCCAGGAGCAGCAGTATCGCGAGATCATTGCCCGTTCGGCCCAGGAGCAGGAGCGGGCGACCGAAAGGGCGAAGCTCCAGCAGAGGCATTTCGAACTGTCCAAGGCGCGGAGCGAACTTGACGCGTTGAAGCAGAAACGGAAGACCCTTGAGGGCGACCATCGCAGGATGACCTCCGAACTGTCCGATCTGCGCGACCGGCGATTTGGCCTTCGCAAGGCGGTGGCGGAACGTCTGACGGCGGCGCTTGCGCCGACCATCCGGGTCAGCATCACGCAGGCCGGGGACCGGTCAAGCTATGAGGACCTTCTCAAGGAAGCCCTCAAAGGCTCCGGGACCAGGTACAATCATCTGGTTTCGCGGATCGTCGAAAGCCTGTCACCCGAGGAACTGTCGCCGATCATCCGGAAAGGGAATGCGGAACGGCTATCGGAGCGGGCCGGGATCGGCGAGGACCAGGCGGTTCGCATTGTCAGCCACATCCAGGACAGCGACTACGCGTTCAAACTGGAAACCGTGGATCTGGGCGATGAACCGTTCATCGAGTTGAAGGACGGCGCGGACTACAAGAACTCGGCCGACCTCTCCACCGGACAGCGCTGCACGGTCATCCTTCCCATTCTGCTTCTCGAAAGCGAACGGCCTCTGTTGATCGACCAGCCGGAAGACAACCTCGACAACGCCTTCGTCTACGACACGATCGTCAAGAGCCTGCGCGATGCGAAGGGTGGGCGCCAGCTGATCTTCGTGACCCACAACCCGAATATCCCGGTCCTCGGGGAAGCCGAGAGGGTCTTCGTGTTCAGTTCGGACGGCCGTCGAGGGACGGTGACCCATGTGGGAACGGTGGATGACGTCAAGGGCGAGGTCGAACACCTTCTTGAGGGTGGCGCGGAAGCTTTCATGCTGCGCATGCAGAAGTACGGTCACTGAACTGGGCGATCATGGTGACGGACAAGACACAGACACTGCTGGATGATCTCGATTCCCGGGACTGGGTCACGGTCCAGGACGCCGTCGACATGGCTGGCGATCTGCTACGTCACCGCAATATCGACCCTAACTTTACCGAGGATGTCGCTACGAGGTTTGTCCGGCTTGCGGCGCATCCAAAGTGGGAGGTCCGAAAATCCGTCGCGCACGCCCTTCTTTTCCTTCGCCATGAGCAGTTCCATGCCGCGCTCGCCAAAATCATCGAGGACGAGAACGCCTGGGTCCGCGAGGCGGCGCGAAAGACGCTGCAACGGCGAACCGAACTCACGCGGGCGGACATCAACAGCGACGATCACGGCGACAAGATCCTGGGGCTTCTGACGGACCTGGAATCCCGTCATGGCAGTCAGGCAAGGCGGGCGGCACTCAAGATCGCCGACAACCTCCACACCCGGTTCGTTCGACTGGCCTATCACGAGATTGTCCGGATCATTTCCCCCCTGGACGCATCGCTGATGAACCTCGAACGCGAACTCCAGGAGATTCCCGGCGTTCCGACGAGGAGCCGCTCCCACATCGAGCGCGCCCGTGGGCGAGTTCGGCTGCTGGCCGACATCCTCGACAATCTCCGCGAATTCACATCGGAGCCGGTCGGAAACTACTCATCGGAAAATCTGCTCCCGCTCATCAAGGAGGCGGAGGAACTGGCGCTCAGCAACATCGATCACCCGGCTGCGGGCCTGGTCGTTCACTCCGATGTGGATACGGCATTGCGGGTCGAGGCCAATCGCTCGCGCCTTCTCCAGGCCGTCATCAACATCATCGTGAATGCGATCGAGGCCTGCCAGGGGTTGGACCGGAAGGCGGAAATCAACATCGCGGCACGGATGCAGGCCGAATCCCACATCGCCATTTCCATCTCTGACAACGGCTGCGGCATGGGCGAAGAAGCGGTCAGGGACTGTGTCCAGCTGTACACCACCGGGAAACGCAACGGCATGGGGTTCGGGCTGCCTCTCGCGAAACGGATCGTCGAGATCGACCACCAGGGCACCCTGTCCATCGACAGTGCCGAAGGGGAAGGAACCACTGTCGTGGTGGTCCTCCCCGTCGAGCAGATGCGCGTGGAGGACTGAGCCGTTGTCCGGGCAGCATGTCGCATTGATCGTCGAGGACGAGCCGGAAATGGCGGCGGAGATCGCGGATCTGCTGCGCTCGTTCGGGCACGACCATATTCATGTGGAAACCAAGGCCGCCGCGATCGAGGCTCTGGATGCGGGCGGCTTCTGCTACGTTCTGCTGGACCTGAAGATCAAGCCGGACGAGAAATCCATCAAGCCGCGCATCGACTCCGGCATGACGCTCCTTGAAGAAATTCGCGCACGATATCCAAACCGCAACTCTCACGATATCCATCTGATGCCGGTCCTCATCGTCAGCGGACAGGCGAAGGAGCACGAGGACGTCGTGAAGGCCTTCCAGAAAGGCACGGACGATTTCATCCGCAAGCCCCTGGGGCTGGACAACCAGGACATCGGTTCCAAGATCCGACAGTGTCTGGAGCGGAGTGGCCGTCACGACCACGCAGCCTGCGCGACCATGTCAGCGCAAGCTGCCGGCCGAGCAAGTGCTGGCGATACGGGCAAGGCAGGGTTCACCCATACGGCTGACTACTCGGAAGTGACGTTGAACGGAACGCTGTACCTGTTCGACGGCACCATCCAGCAAAACGTGATCCGAATTCTCTACGAGGCGGAACAGCGGGGGGAACCTTGGCAATCGGGCAAGGCGGTTCTTGCCGAGGCCGGATCACAGGACACAAAACTGGGTAACCTGTTGAGCCATCACCCCTGCTGGGGTTCCTTGCTGGAGTCGAACAAGCACGGCAAATACCGTCTAAGAACCGCGTAGTTCTTCGCAAAACCATCCGCCACTCATCCGCCGCTCTCCCCCCGATCATCCCCTCTTGATCCTCCGCCGGTCCCGACGACAGGGCCGGTGAACCCCGCCATGCTTTGTCCAGGCTTTCAATAGCGCCTGGGGCAACGAGGCATGGTGATAAAACATTTGAATCAGGTCGAACTGGCCGACCGCTGGCACATTTCCGAGCGCACCCTTGAGCGGTGGCGCTGGGTCGGCGAGGGCCCCGCCTACCTGAAGATCGGCGGCAGAGTGGTCTACCGCCTCGAGGATATCGAGGCCTACGAGGCCGCGAACCTGCGGTCCAACACCTCTTCGGCGGGGGCACGGTAATGTCCCCCCGGCCCTGCCGCAAATCCCTCAAGAGCCCGGTTCCCAAGACCACGCGGCTGGTAATCCGCGAGCGTGCCTTCGACAACTGGTTTGCCAATGCGCGACCCGGGGACCACCTCGAATACCACCGGGGCCATCTCGGCGCCGACCGCGAGGCGGGCAGTGGGCTCTCCGACCGGGGCCGCCAGGAACTCGCCCGGATCGCCGACCGCGCCATGGACCTGGCGCTTGATGGGCGCCTGCAACTGGTCCAGGAGCGTCGCGACGATCACGTGACCGCCTACCTGGCGGTGATGGGGAGCGCCCGCCGATGAACCCCGCCAATCCCTTCGAGGCATTCGCCGACGCTCATACGCCGCGCCCGGTCAAGGCAAGGCAGAGACGGGCGAGCGGCGCCAAGGCCAAATCGGCCAAGGACAAGCGCATCGAGGAACGCGGCCGTCTCGCGACCCACTACCGGCGCGAGGAAGCACGGCGGACCGCCGAGGCGCTGGCGTCGCCCCAGGGCAAACGCCTGGCCGCGCTATTGGCAGAATTCGACCGGCTCACCATCGATGACGCCGACGTCATGATCGCCCGTATCGAGTCCCAGGAGTGGTTGCGGCGGGCGGATGAGGATTTCCGTCGCCTGGCGCTCCGCCTGATCGACAACCGCATCGGACGCATCCGTCGCGATGCCGGGCTCGTCGAACTGGACGATCCCCTGCCGGGCGAGCCCGACAACGCCTTCTTCATCATCAAGCGATTCCTGGGGGTGACCTGATGTCCGCGATTTCCATCAAATCCATGCTCGACGCCCATGTGGCGGCCAATGCCAAGACCTGGGCGCACGACCGTGGTCTCACCGTCGGCGCCAGCGAGGTCGGCCAATGCCTGCGCAAGACCTGGTTCGCCAAGAACGGCGTCGATCCCGATCCCGACTACGTCGACCGCTACGGAGCCAAGCTGCGTGGCGACCTCATTGAGAACCACCACTGGGAGCCGGGCATCCGCGCCCAGCTTCCCGACGGCGTCGCTTCCGATGTGGTGATCCTGCATACACTCGAATTGCGCCATCCAGCCTTTGTCGATGATGACGGAAGCCCGACAGCCATTCGCGTGGTGCGAGATCACCGCGATCTGGAAGCCCGTCTGGAGCCATCTGCACCCGTAAACGGTGGGGAGATGGTCACCTTCATTGCTTTGGCCTTTGATTTATCGTTGCCGCCCATCGACACGGCTCCCGTGCCTGAAATCACTGTGACGCTGGACAACGTCAGCCGTGAGATTGTCCGCCATCTGGATGCGGCAGCCGTTTCCCAAGACAAGATCGAAATCACCTATCGGCCCTATCTATCGACAGACCTTGAAGGGCCGCAGATGGATCCTCCGATTACGTTGGTGCTGACCGAGGTTGAGGCCAATGCCCTGCAGGTGACCGGTCGGGCTCGGATGTTGGATATTGGCAACAAGGCCTTTCCGAGCGAGACCTATACGGCCAAGCGGTTTCCGGGGCTGACGCGATGACGCACTGGGCTGAAAACTATATCGGCATCCCATGGGCGGCAGATGGCGAAGGACCAGACAGTTTTCACTGTTGGGCCTTTGTTTGTCATGTGCAGCTTCGCCAATTTGGCCGGGAATTGCCCACTATTCCCAACCCGGAAGACCTTCTGGCGATCGCCAGGGACTTTCGAGATCACCCGGAACGAAAACGGTGGGACCTCGCGCAAGACCCAAAAGAAGGTGATTGCGTCCTGATGCGCCAAGCCCGCTATCCGATCCATGTCGGTGTCTGGCTCGATGTAGACGGAGGCGGTGTTCTCCATTGCGCCCAGGAAGTCGGAGTTGCCTTTCAAAATCTAGCGGGCCTCTCCGCTAATGGCTGGCGGGTTGAGGGCTTTTACCGCGCTAGAAACTCACCCAATGCATTGAAAATAAACACAATAACTAGATGCCCCTTGATAACCGACAAGGATTGAGCGGTTATCTGTTTAAACAGAATTTTGCTTTATTAGGAACCCCAATGGTTAAATTGAAGTATGACGCTTTAATTGAAGATATCAGTAGCGAAAGGTGCAGCGAAGAAGAGATTGAAGAGCTGCTCAAAAGGTTTGAAAGCGCGATACAAGAGATCGCTCCGACCAGTGCCAGAAAAGCGTGGTTTGACACTGAGACAACTCTCAAACCATCCGAAAAGATTGGCTCGAATTTTACCCTCTATCTGGAAAGAGAAGTCAATATCGATGGCGAGAAATGGATTGGAAGCTTCGAATATGGCGGTAAAAAGCTTAAGGTAATAGCTTCATATCAATATTCTAGTCGCCAGCTTCCCCTTCCGCCCAATCATCGAGATTGAGTTTCCGTATTCTCGGCCTGAATACGCTATCCAGTAATTCAAGTTTGCTTTTGAGCCAATCATGTTGAGACGAGCGATCTGACTCATTAGATGGATCACAAGGGCGGTATAAGACAATTCTTGATGCAATTTTGTCTGGGAGTTCCTTCCAAAGAAGCGGCTCCCCAACCTCCGTTTCAATTTGATCTTTGTCCTGTTGCAGTAAATTGAAAAACGCCTTCGAAGTATCCTCGGCAAACATGCAGATTTCTATGCCGATGCGATTTTCTTTTGTGTTCAAAAGAGACGCCATTTTGATGCCACCTCGACCAATGCTGAAGTTACACCAATGCTGTGCCCGAGGCTCATGCGGACGTAAGTTAGAACCAGACTGATTGAGATATTCAGCTAGATCCCGCCAGTATTGTAACTGCATCTTTTTTGTGTCTGTCATCGGTTGCTCGCTCAACCTTTGAGCAGCAGAGGTTATGGATTTGCTCCAATTATTCGGTTTGGAAACGATGTTGAATTTCGGCGCTGGAATAGAATCATCAATTCGCCAGAGCTCCACCTCTAAGCCAAAAAAATGAAATCCATCGCCCGTGATCTTATTCAGCCAATCAAGAGAGGCTCTATGCTCTTCAGTAAACTTTGCAGCAACCCAAACGATGGTCACTGCCTGAAGTCCAGCAGCATAAGTCATAAGTTGCCCTAAGTGACGGTGATCGGTCTTCTCGATTTGATTTTCAATTAGAACCCAAGAGTCATCAGCAGTGTTTCGACAAAGAATATCAGCGCGAAAAGGCCCAACTTCTTTCTCTTGGGCTTCGACCTCAAGCTCCATGCCAATGGCATCTGATAGAAGTTCAATGTGATTTTCTTGAGCTAACCAAGGTGTGAAATCTCGATCTTCAGTTTCCCAAATATCGCGAAGTTCCACCCGTTCAAATCGTCCCAGTTTCAACTTAAGCCCCTTTCTGTAGATTTTTCGCAATCATATCAGAGAGTTCACTCTTGCGATAGCCGGATCCCTTCAAATGCTTGCTGCAGTCACTCTTGTCAGAAACCCGTTCTATCCGGAGCGGGGCCGGGAAGTGTGTCCGGTTCTGAGTCCTGTCACGGTACGCGGGTGGCTCGACGCTCAGGGCATCAATGACTTTGATCGCCCGACGGTCTGCCTCTTTAACGGCCAGGCTGTTTTGAGAGCCGATTGGGAAACCTCAGTCATCAATGACAATGACGTGGTGGCTTTCGTGACCTTGCCCCAAGGGGGCGGCGGTGGAGGTGGCGGGGGAAAGAACCCACTTCGTACCGTCCTATCCATTGCTGTCATGGTGGCGTCCTTTGCCCTTGGCGGCCCGCTGGGCGCGGCCATGGGCATTTCGGCTAACGCCGGGGCAGCCCTTGGCATTGGCGCAGGCGTCCTTCAGCAAGCCATCGGCGGGGCGATCATCTCGCTGGCAGGCATGGCACTGATGAATGCCGTCGTGCCTGCGCCCAAACCATCCGTGCCGTCGTTGAGTTTTGGATCTGTTGGCGCTCCACCGGCCCCCAGTCCAACTTACTCCTTGTCGGCCCAAGGCAACGAGGCCCGTCTCGGCCAGCCGATTCCGGTTCTTTATGGCCGTCATCTGATTTATCCCGATCTTGCGACCCAGCCCTATCAGGAATTTGTGAACAATGAGCAGTACCTGTTTCAGCTCCATGTGATTGGCCAGGGTGAATTCGATCTGGAGCAGGTTCGCATTGAAGACACGCCCATTGCGTCTTTCGAGGAAGTTGAGACGGAGATCGTTGGTCCCGGCGGCAGCGTCACCCTGTTTGAAACCGATGTGGTCACCGCGCCCGAAGTCGCAGGACAGGAATTGCGCAGCACCAGCGATGGTGGGGACTGGGTTGGCCCATTCACAGCCAACCCTGCTGAGACCAAGGCCGGTCATATCGGCATTGATGTGGTGTTCGCCCGTGGGCTCTATTATGCCAACGACAGCGGTGGTCTTGATACCCGCAGCGCCCAATGGGAGGTTCAGACCCGGACCATTGATGACGAAGGTCTGCCAACAGGTGATTGGATATCGCTGGGCTCAGAGAGCTACACCGCTTCAACCAACTCCGCGCTCAGGCTCAGCTATAAATACGCCGTTCCGCCTGGGCGCTATGAAGTACGGATGATCCGCCTTGATACGATTGATACGTCCTCTCGTGCCGGGCATGAACTGCGCTGGGGAGCAGTGCGCTCATATCTGGAAGGCACTCCGGAGTTCGGCAACGTAACCCTTCTGGCCGTCAAGATGCGGGCGACCGACAATCTGTCTCAACGATCATCCCGTATGATCAACTGTGTGGTTACCCGGAAGCTTTCAGTCTGGGCCCCTGAAACCGGGTGGTCATCGCCTGAACCGACACGCTCCATTGCCTGGTCCTTCGCTGATGCCTGTCGAGCGTCTTACGGTGCTGGGTTGGCCGAGACACGAATGGACCTTCAGGCATTGACCGCTTTGGATCAAACCTGGACGGAAAGGGGCGATACCTTCGATGGGGTTTTCGACAGCACCATGACGGTCTGGGAAGCCCTGATCCGTATTGCGCGATGTGGACGGGCCGTTCCCGTATTGCAGGGTGGTGTGGTGCGGCTATTTCGGGATGCGCAGCAGACTTTGCCCGTGGCCATGTTCAGCCCCCGCAATATCGTCAAAGGCTCATTCAAGATTCAATACATCATGCCGGGTGATGATACGGCGGATGCCGTAACCGTGGAGTTTTTCAATTCCCGGACATGGAATCCAGACGAGGTCACATCCAGTCTTCCGGATAGTGCAGCGGAAAAACCAGCAAAAGTGATGCTTTTTGGTTGCACCAATGAACCGCAAGCCAAGCGCGAAGGGCTCTATATGGCAGCGGACAATCGCTATCGCCGAAAGTTGGTTTCCTGGCAAACCGAACTGGATGGCCTAATACCGACCTATGGGGATTTGGTAGCTGTCACGCACGATATGCCGCGATGGGGGCAAGGTGGTGAAGTGGTTTCATGGGATCCGGAAACTTCAATTCTGGAAGTCTCAGAGCCGCTGGCATGGTCGGAAGGCGACGATCACTACATCGCCTTGCGCCGTCGCGATGGCAGCCCGGCTGGGCCGTTTAAGGTTCAAGCCAATGGTGATGATATGAGATCACTGAGGATCTTGGATGCGCTGGATTTTGTGCCTTACACCGGCACGGCAGAAGAGCGCAGCCACTTTGCCTTCGGTCCCGGAGAAGCTTGGAGTGCTAAGGCGCGTGTGATTGCTGTCAGGCCCCGTGGCGAGCAGGTCGAGATCACGGCAGTCGGCGAGGATGTTCGTGTACACGAGGCCGATCTAGCCGCCTGAAATTTAATACGAGGAGAAAGCCGATGAATTGTCCTTCAACGAAGGACGGGCATGTCGTCATGCCTGAGGAAGAATTTGAGCAACTGCTTGAGTTGGCCGCTGAACGTGGTGCAAAGCGGGCACTGGCGGATGTTGGTCTGGTCGATGAAGAAGCGGCTGGCGATATCCGTGATCTTCGCTCTCTGCTCGGCGCTTTGCGTGTGGCCAAGCATACCGCCTGGTCGACCGTCATCAGGCTCGTCACCACGGGATTGCTTCTCGCCCTCATGGCTGGCGTTGCCATTAAGCTCAAACTGTTCGGAGGTATTCAGTGATGCCCGGTTTCTCAAAAAAATCACTCGCCAAACTCGCCACCTGTGACCCAGTCCCGGGAATCGAGATCATCCAGCAGTGTCTGTGTCTTGTCCGTCACCATGATCGCCCAGTTCAG